CCAGATTATCTCTTGCCCGATTAATTGTTCTAAATCAATAACCGCCTTTAGCGTAATATCTGATTCAGCTGTCGCAATAAACTCCTGACCGATTTTATCTGAAATAAACTGAACTAGCTTTTCATCTTTAGGAGTGCATCTTCTGTCCTCGATTCTAACCAATGAGAAGATATTGTAATCGGCAGGAAAGTGCTTTGCTAGATAGCTTGATGTTTTGCCTCCGCTTAGTGAGTTTATTGTTTTCATTAGTTAAAATTTAGCTTCTTCAAATAAATTCTTTAATTGCTTTAGCGCTTCGTCTCCAGAATTTAATCCTAGATTCTGATAAGCCCTTAGCTCATCATAAGAATCAGCGATTCGATTGGTAGTCACATCCACATAGCGATCAATCGTGCAAGTCTCCCCGTCTCTGTTTTTAAGGATCACATAGTTCAGGATATTATCATCCGGTCCTTTGGCTGTATTGTTAGCCCTGGCGTCTGTGTACTTGTAGTAATCGTCGCGATATAAACCAATGACAGCGATTGCATCCTGCTCGACATTCCCAGAGCTTCTAATATCTGAGAGCTGTGGAAGTCTTGATGATCGCCCCTCTATGCCTCTAGATAGCTGAGACAAAGCGATGATCGGAATCTTTAGCTTCCTGGTTAGCTTCTGAATCTTATTGGATACGGAAGAAACCTGAGCAAAGTCTGACTGATCCTTTAGCTGGTTGTCTCTGATTAGTTGCAGATAGTCAATGACTACGATGTCAATCTTATTCCGCTTAGCCTCTGAGGTCAGAATCATAGACAGATAGTTTATGTCTCTATTATCTGAGTCATAAAAGAAGATAGGTAAGGATTTAAGGATCGAAGCGTTTGAGTTCCTAATTTTTAGTATATCATCTGGCTTCACTCGGTTAGCTTTTAGATCACTGTATTTGTAGTCGTGATTCTCTGAGCTGATAAGGCGAAACATTAGCGACTCTTTAGGCATCTCCAAGGAAAGGAATAGAACTCGCTTGCCTGATTTCGCTGCGCTCTTAGCGTGTTGAAGTCCTGCGATAGTCTTGCCCATACCTGGACGCCCAGCGATTACCGTCATTCCTTCCTGGAACCCTCCTAGGATATAGTTCAAATCCCTAGATCCGGTGTCGATACCTGAGAACTTAATCTTACCAGCGTTAGCTTCTAGCTTATCGATGACTTGATCATAAACAGAGGCAATGTCAAACACCTCAGAGGATTCGATTGATCGCTCTAGGCTATCCATCTCCTTGGTAATGATCGTCTGTAAGTCAGAGACTTCCTTGTTATCCAGGATTGCAGTCTGAATCTTGAAGGCTAAATCATGAAAACGTCTCTTTCCTTCTGTCTCTTTTAGCTGATAGCAGGATTCTTCTAGATTAATCAATCGGTCAGGCATTAGTTTCAGGACCAATTCAGCCGAAATTCCTTTTTCTTTTTCTTTGCTTTTAAGGACTCTAAATATATCTGCCCTAGTGATTCTCTTATCTTCTAGTGATAGTTCCTTAAATGCAAGGAATGACGCCTTAAATAAAGCGTCTGTGAAAGATTCTTCACTGACTAATTTATTAGCTTCACTAAATAGGTGAGGATAAGCTAGTAAGTGTGAGACGATGTCACGCTCTAGGTGCACATCGTTTAGATTTAGTTTTACTGCCATTCGTTTGGTATTATAGGTTTGTCGTTCAAAGCTACTTGATTAACTGGACTTTTCAAATTTTGTATTTCATCATTGAAACATTTGCCATTAAGATAGGTAAGCGGATTCTTTCTATACTGCAAGTCTGGATTTGCTTGGACGTACTTATCGACTGACTCCAGAATTTTTTCAATCTCTTGCTTCTTTAATTTCTTCCAAGCCTTTTCGCATTTAACTCGATCGACTTTCTTTCCGTAGTTATTCCAGAAGATTTCAAACTCATCGCTTTTGTATTCTTCTTGTTCTTCTTCTTTTTCTTTTTCTTCTTCTTCTTGCGATTCGGTATCCATACTGTATAGATACTGTATCAATACTCTATTTTTGACGTTCTTTAGCTCTTTTTCTACACAAGCCAGAACTTTAGGCGAATTTGAGTCATTGAACTTAACCCAGTTTAAAAGCGCGATTTCATTTGTCTCTTTTGAGAATCTAATTTTGTTTTTTTCTTGGAAGAAATCTAATAACTTATGCACTGTTTCGGCATTGTATCCGGTATCAAAGCAGATTTTTCTAATAGACGTCTCATAGATTCCGCACTGAGTGGTCCTATCATTAGTCATCAAGTATAGATAAAAGTATTTTTGCTCTGGAGTTAGATCCCCGATGAAGGAATCGCTCCAGAAAGTGACCGATATTTTTCTAAATGCTGCCATTTTGTTTTTCTTTATAGTTTTCAATTAACTCATTAATTAAAAGCAATTCAGCTTCATCATAATTTTTACAATGCTTATTTAATCCAGCAGTGTCAGCAAATAAAATATAAAAATAATATGGATATTCTTTGTCATGAAATTCTTTAATAATAGCAAAATCCCAATCTGTAACCTCCCTAAACCATCTAAATGCTTGTTGTTTAAGTGGTGCCGGTAAATGACCATCTTCTTCATTTATATACAAATCAAAATATCCATGTTTCGCTATACAATTTTCATCAAACCCTAATTGGTTTAAGGCTAATGCTTGCTTGTATGTTACAAATTCTTTTTCCATAATAAAATAAAAAAGCCAGCTGAGTGAGAGATCAGACTGGCTTAGTTTGGTTTTGAAACCCGTATTCACTGCAAGACTCTCACCCCTTGCACTGAATATGTCACAAATATATTAAAAATTTGTTACATCCTACAAATCATTTAAAAGATTTTCTAGCCTCATGATCTCCGCCTCCGCTTCACTAATCTTATCTAGGATCAGATCGAACGCTTTGACCTCTGGATTATAGTACTTCATGATCTGGCTGTATTCGTTTAGATCGATTTTACGGTGCGCTATCTGGACGTTCACCACTGCAAGAAAGCATCTGTCTTCTAGTGTCATCTTCCGGTTAAAATTTCACGTCTAACTTCTTTCCAATAGGTGGTATCTAGTCCGTCTGCTATGCGATTCTTAATAATTAATTTAGCATTTTCAGCAGCTTCATTTAATACTGACATCATGTGAATCTTTCCGTATTGCTTTAGGTGAGTGCTAGCAATGTAGTCGATTATATCCTGGGCTTTTTCCTTCGCTGTCATATCATTCCTAGGGCATAGACTTCATAGCGTACCTCTTGCCAATAGGCAGAGTCCTCCTCGTAGTCAGTTTTCTCATCTATGATTTCATAGACTGCAATCCCGGCGCACTGCTTAGCGATGTCAAAATCTCCGGTAGCCTGGTAAAATCTGCGGACTAGGTCCTTTGCTTTTTCTTTCGGTGTCATATTAATAAAGGTCTTCGTTAAATCTGTCTGCTCTTGCTTCGTGTCTTCCACTGCGAAAATTCATTAAGTGCTCCTGCACTTTATACCAATAATCAAAGTCTTCTTTGCTATTAACATTTGGAGACATGAAATTTAGTATTTCATCAATACATAAACAAGCGCATAGTCTTGTCTGATCAAAGTCCATTGTAAAATCCAATGTATACTTTCTAATTAGCTGGTCTGCTTTCTGTTGTGCTGTCATGGCTTATAGGTTTATTATGTCCTCTCTTAATTCTGCCCAATAGCTGAGATCCAAGTCTCCAGCGTGTATCGCTTCCATGACGATCTCCGCGCCTAGGATAGCTGAGGCGATTGCCTCCTCTTTGTTTTTCTTGATCTGTGGATGCGCTTCCTGGAAACGCTTCACTAGAGTGCTTGCAAATTGTTTTCTTGTCATTACTTGGTTAGATGTGGGCTAGCCTTTTTGACTAGCCCTGGTTTACAAATTTAACTAATTTTTTATTCTCCTAGCTCTGTGGTAAAAAATTCCTTCTAGGTAAGGGAAGTCTGATTCGAATTTGTAGGCATAGTCTACAGTAAAATTATTATTAACCTTGTAGCGTTCAGTCTTTTCGATCATTGACTCCCAGCGGATCCGCTCGAATACTTGCTTGGATCCTATCTTCTTGTGACCTCTATTGATCAGCAAAAAGGCGAAGCGCTTGAACTCTTCGTATATCTGAGGATTGCGCTCGTGATACTGTTGAAATGTTAGCATCGTTTTGATATTTAGATGAATAGTAAAGTTTTCGATAGTCTGCCTGGAGCTGGTTAGCTATGTGATCCATCCAGTCGTTAAAATTAATCTTCTCTGTTTTCATAGGGATTCTCTGTCGTTATATAAATCCAAGCTTCCATTCTTTCCGGATCGTTTGTATTGCTACAAAAATACTTGTAATTCAAATCAGGGTTTAGCATTATAAAATGACTAATCGCCCATTCATGATATTCTGAATCTCGCACCCAGACTATCTGTCCTTCTTTAAATTTTGATTCCGTGCTCATTATAAATCGATTTAATTTCCTCTAAAACTTCTGGATAATTTAACTTCCCATAGACTGTCTGCTGGACTATTCCTATGTTCCACTCCCTAGCGCTAAAGGGTTTGATCCCCTTAGCATTTAGGCGCTCAGCACATTGCTGGTATACATTCATTTTCTTAATCCTGATCATCTTGATTCTGCTTTAATTTTTGGTATGGCTCCGATCCAATTACTTTGTATCCTGACATCATTTGCCAGTCCACATATTTGACGTATTCTTCACTCGAAGCGAATCGCTCTATAACTGTGAAATAGTTTCCGAATTGGCTCTTCATATCTAATCGAAGGACCTGAGGGTATGTCTCGACTACCATGGCAAATCGTCCTCCTCCACTTCCATAATTGGCTCCTCTACTGCTGGAGCTGTTGGCTTAGCGTTCTGCTTTAATGCCTTGTATTCATTCGATGATTCAATCTTCTCCTTGATAAAATCAGGGAAGGAATCAAAAGCCACCTGGTCAAAGTTACTCACTGAAAAAACCATTTGAGGATTCATCAAAGCAGGCACCTCCATACCTTTCATGACGCCACCAATGGATCCGATCTCAGCGTAAACCTTACCGCTTACCTTGGACGTCTTGTGAATGATCGACAAGGTGCAAGCCTTGCCAGCTAGGACCGTAATATCGAACGACTTGCATTCCTCTTCTGTTAGTGCCTTGCCTCTCCAGGAGTTTAAGAAAGCGCGAAGGTTTGACTTCTCACCTAGTGACAAAGTAAACTCCTTCGAAATAACCTGAGGCTGTTCGCCATTCTCCTCCTTAAATACTTTTAGTTCAGTTGGAAGCTCGAAGGTAAGGCGCACCTTATTAACAAACTTTTCTTCGCCCATGTAGGACTCTTTAACTGTTCCCATGTGAATCATGGAATAGCAACGTGCAACGTAAGTACCGGCCTGGATTGGCTCGTAGTTTGAGCCTCCAGTCGATGAGGCAATAATCTGAGTTTTGGTAGACATGATAATAAAAATTAAAGGTTTGAAATGATTGTGATAATTGATAATATTCCGATGATTACTAAGGTCCATACAGTGGCCTCAGCTACCTCAGACAAGGGGATGTTTTTTAATAATTCTCTCATTTTTTTAGATGATTTTATCTCAGCTTCGTTGCTTTCGATAGGCCAAAGGTACACAAAGATTTGATAATAAAAAACTTTTTTAAATTTATTTTTATCATTTAACAAAAAAGCCCGGAGACATTATCCCAGGGCTTTTCATTAATCATCTAAACCTATAAAACACTATGAAAACAATTATTTTACTTCACAAATCTACACAATTTTTCCGTCTTTTATCATGATGTTAGTAACTTTTGATAGTCCATCAGTAATTTCTACCAATGCAAAGCCATGATTGTGCTGTGCGAATGGATAGTATTTAGGAGATAAGTGAGTCAGGCACCCAGTTGAATAGGAATGAATGAACTTTTTAAAGCCATTCTTCTTGATTGTGCTGGTAGTTCTATGGACGTGACCGATCAAAGTATTACAGAAGGTCTTATTGAACGTCGTTTGCGAAGGATTCATCCCTCCTGCCATTAGCTCGTGGCCATGACAGACTAACAAATCGCCCATTTCCATACCTTGCCAATCCTCTACCCACTCGATTTTCAAGTGATCCATCCTGAAGAACTTATCGAATTGCAATTCGTGGAGGCCAGCGAACTCCTCAGCCTGGCTAAACAGATAGCGCTGAAAGCGATTCTCATGATTACCTGCCTTAAAGTAGATCGGTATCGTGGGAAATATATCGCGGAGCTTCTGAAGGAAGTTTCTAGCCATCTCTATTTCACGCGGAAAGTCTCTGAGGTCCTTCTCCTT